AGTATGAAATGAAAACATTCATTATCACAATTGAAATCGAACACACCGACCGCAGTTTTGAGAGGCCAGAGGTTCAGCAGTTTGTTGCACAAATAGGCAGCCCTCAGGCGAACTGGGTAAAGGCAATGAAACAGGCGTTTAAGCAGACAATACTAGGCGAAAAGGCCCACGACATCCAAGTAACTTATGCGTTAAAGGAATGAAAAGAAAACGATGGACAGAAGCGGAAACCGAGCAGCTGCGACAACTTTACCCAACGACGCTTTGCAAGGATCTAGCCAAGGTTTTTAACTGCGAAATTGCCCAAGTTTATAACCGTGCTAACAAGGTCGGATTGCATAAGAATGCTGAATGGCTTTTACAACACTATAAAGACACATACAAGGGCCATGAACGCACCCAATTCCAAAAGGGTATGAAGTCTTGGAACAAAGGAATAAAAGGCTTACAAATCGGCGGTAAAGAAACCCAATTTAAGAAAGGGCAAACACCACACAATACCAAGCCAATCGGTCACCGTAGTACCAGGGATGGCTATTTAGTAGAAAAGACAGAAAACGGATTTGAGTTTGTGCATGTGCTACTTTACAAACAGCATCACGGCGAAATACCAGCCGGCAAGTTTGTGCGGTTTATCGATGGCAACCGTCAAAATATCTGCATAGAGAATTTGATGTTAATAGACAGAAAGGCCCACATGCTACAAAATAGCATCCAAAATTTGCCTGAGCCGATTAAGCAAGTTATACATATTAAAAAATCAATCACACGTAAAATTAACCAACTAGAAAAAAATGGCACGCAATAAAATTAACGATTTGAGAGATCACCTTTTTGAAACTTTAGAACGCCTAAAAGAGGGCGATATTGACATAGCAACAGCCAAGGCAATGGCAGATGGCGGACAGGTAATTATTAACTCAGCAAAGATAGAAATTGACTTTATTAAGGCCACTGGCTCTACTAAGGATTCAGGGTTTATTAAACTGCAAGAAGGGAACGAAAAGCTATGACACCAAAAGAAAAAGCAAAAGAATTAATACGACAATTTTATTCAGTCGGTGCTATTGAATGCAAACAATGTGCATTGATTGCGGTTGATGAAATTATTTCAGTTATTGACAATGAATTAAATTTTAAAAGTTATTTATATTTTAAAGAAGTAAAAACTGAAATTCAAAAACTATGAACACAGAAAAAACACCAGTCGAAACCTATGCACAGAAAATGCTAGAACTATTAACAGCGTATGGCCGTAATGCCATCAACGACGATCAACTTTTAACCTCGGCATTGCAGCTGCGAAACGAGTGCCTAGATGCTGAAAAGCGAGCGCATCAGGAATGGTTTAACAAAGGGTTTGAGTTTTACCATGAGCAGCATTTGTTAACGAGATTAGAAAGTTAAGGCGTATATTTGTGGTGTTAACTGAAGTGTAGGAGACTTCGTATGTTAAACGACTTTTGCCCTATTGGGTTATCTGCACTCCTACTGCGATAACTTGATGGGGCTTTTTTATTTTATGAAATATACAACAAAAACCAAAGTAGTTAAAGGCGTTTGCTTAATAGGCGTCTACAGAAATCGTGAATTTTGGCATCTCTATGAGTTTAGTTTAGAAAGGTACAAACTAAATAATGATGCAACTTTTTTAGATCACATTAAAGAAAAATCATGGGGAACTGATGAAAATGTTAAAGAAATTTGCATAGCAATTTTGCCTCATTTATTGCCATAGCCATGAGAGACAGTATTGTATTTTATCGCTCATTTTATGAGGCTATCCAAGATTTGCCCATTGAGCAACAAGCCCAGGCATATAATGCAATTTTTGCCTATAGCCTAGATGAGAGCGAGCCAAAATTAACAGGGGTGGTTTCAACGGTGTTTAAGCTCATAAAACCGCAATTAGATGCCAACCAAAAACGCTATACAAATGGCAACAAAGGAGGCCGACCAAAAAACCAAACCATAACCGAAACAGAACCAAACCATAACCAAACCATAACCGAAACCGAACCTAATGTAAATGACAATGTTAATGACAATGTAAATGACAATGGTAAGGATAATGTTTTATGGGCTGCGCCGCAAAAAAAACAGGTCATTGATTACTTTGCTGACGCCAAAATGAGCAAAGAGCAAGCGCTAGCCTTTTACAATTATTACGACAGCGCCAACTGGATGCGAAATAAAACCAAGATAACAAATTGGAAGTCGGCCGCAGATTTTTGGATAAGCAAAGCAGACCAACCCGTAAAACAAAGACAAATGTTTAACCCAAACCAATATGAATAACCTTGAAGAATACATACTAGGACAGCTCCTATTTTACGAACAGACCAGGGCATTGCTGCCAAGGATTAAGCCTGCATGGTTTGCCAATAAGCTTAACCGCACAGTGGTGGACCGCATGATTAAAAAATACTTTAATAACGAACCAATAGATTACATGAGCCTAACGGAAGGCATGAGCCATGACGATCGTGTTAAGGTTATTTTCATCGGGCAAAACGTCTACAATGTGGCGAACATTAGCGACTACATCCCACAATTAGAACACCGTTACCTACAAAAACAACTGATTGAGGACCTGGGCCAATTAGATTTAACATTACCGCTTACCGAGTTAATGGCAAGCATTCAAACGCTATTGGATAATTCACGTTTCACAACCATACACGACCCAGTTAGCATCCATAAGCTGAGCGCTGCCATGGTTGACAACATAACCGAGGCTATTAAGCGCGGCGATAGGATAACGGGAAAGTCTACCGGGTGGCTGTCATTAGATAGGATTCTAGGGGGTTGGAATGCGGGCGACTTTATTGTAATGGCTGCACGACCTGGGCAAGGTAAAACAGCGCTAGCCTTATCGCTTATGTATGAGTTTGCTAAACAACAGGGCAAAGGGTTATTTTTAAGCTTAGAAATGTCAAGCGAGCAGTTAACCAAGCGTTATTTTTCCATCATTACCAAGATTGTGAACTGGAAGATAAGAAACGCCACGTTAAAGGATAACGAACTGCAAGAGCTATGCGAATCAGTTAACGCCAGTGAGGTTGAGTTTTTTGTAGATGACGAGCCAAACTGCACGATACAACAGTTGAACAGCAAGGCCAAAATACATAAAGCCAAACACGGCCTAGATCTATTGGTAATCGATTACATCCAATTAATCAAAGGAACTAAGCGAGACAGAGAACAGGAGATAGCAGAGATAAGCAGAAGCCTTAAGCTATTGGCCAAAGAGTTACAGATAACTGTAGTAGTGTTGGCCCAGTTAAGCCGTAAGTGCGAAGAGCGAAGCGATAAGCGGCCCATGTTATCCGACATAAGGGAGAGCGGAAGCATAGAGCAAGACGCAGACGTTGTGCTGTTTCCTTTTAGACCTGCGTACTACAGCGGAGAGAAACACGAGATAGAAGAGGCTGAGGTTATTGTAGCTAAGAACAGGCACGGCGAATGCCATACAATCCCGGTCCACTTCACTGGGTCACGAACTATGTACACCGAAGATCTAACCCCACGCCTATAATGCCATCACTGAACAAACCTAAACAGGGCGGTAAGCCTAGCCGTGAGTATACCAAGGGCACATTTGTTGAGCCTAGATACCACACTACACACTGGCGCAACCTTCGCGCATCAGTGTTACAAGCATCACCGTTATGCAAAGCGTGTGAGGATGTCGGTTTAATTACCTTGGCGCAGATGGTGGACCACATTCTGCGCAATCTCATCCACTATTCTGTTGGTCTCCTTTATAATTTGTTTTGGGTCTTTTAGGGTTGTGAACTGCGTGTTATCTACTATGTCCTGAACGCTTTTAACTAAAACATCCAATTCGGTAGATAGGTCGATTGTACCCAGCTCCTCAATAAAATGCTTTTTAATGTAAGCGTATTCTATGACGCGCATGTGACGCTCAATGTCCGGCATCCCACTGACTCTTTGCTGTAGTTCGATAAACTGTAGGACCTCCTTTCTTTCCATTGCTCGGCTTATCTGTACCAGGTCCACCTCTTCGTTTTGGATGTATAGCTTTGTCAGCGTCTTAACGACTTTTTGATGAAAGGGTACAGAAAACCATTGCGGGTTTATCTTAGGGAGGTAATGGTGTAACTGGTTATAGAATGCCAGTTGCGAAATGATGTGCTCTTCGTTTGTCATTAGTCTAATGTTGCGTATTTGGTTGGTGTTGTATTTTCTTTTGTTCCTGGGTCGATAATGGTTTGGTAGTTGTTTTTTATAGAATAGCGCACAGCCTTGCCAAAATGCTCAGCGTCTTGGTATTTCGTTTGCGCTTCTTCAGCCAACAATTTTAAGGATGAATTTGTGAGCGTTCTGCCCTGCTCTTTTTTGTGCTCTTTCCACAGATCTAAGAAACCCAAAACCCCCTTATAGTTTTTAGTATCAACTTGTAGTATAACTTCATTAATATCTACGCCGCAATTTTGCGGTGGGGGGTATCGCAATTCTGCGGTGGGGGGTACCGCAGTTTTATGGTGGGGGTGTTGCAAATTTGCGGTGGGGTCCACCACGTTTTTGCGGTGGGGGTAAATCTTGCGCATTGTACTGTTATTCTCCTTGTTTTTGTTTAAATCTCTTCTTATAAAACCCTTCTTTTCCAATTCGTTTAGATCACGCTGCAGAATATCCACAGAGCAATTTAACGCTTTTGCAATGGTTGAATTTTGAGCAAATGCATAACCCTTTTTAACGGCCATGCTACAAATCAAAGCAAATAGAACGCACTGGCGTGCTGTAAGCTCTTGGAGCAAAGCAGCCTCAAAATGTATGTATAGTTCGGAATTTTTGCTCATAAAAAAACCCTCACAATAGACGGTCTGCGGGAACACATCTACCACGAGGGTAAGGTTTTTTGATTTTGGACAAACCCGCATTTGTCAATCAACACCACAAATATACGCCTTAACTTTCTAATCTCGTTAACAAATGCTGCTCGCGGTAAAACTCAAACCCTTTGTTAAACCATTCCTGATGCGCTCGCTTTTCAGCATCCAGGCACTCGTTTCGCAGCTGCAATGCCGAGGTTAAAAGTTGATCGTCGTTGATGGCATTACGGCCGTACGCTGTTAATAGTTCTAGCATTTTCTGTGCATAGGTTTCCACTGGTGTTTTTTCTGTGTTCATAGTTTTTGAATTTCGGTTTTTACTTCTTTAAAATATAAATAACTTTTAAAATTTAATTCATTGTCAATAACTGAAATAATTTCATCTACTGCAATTAACGCGCACGCTATTGCCTCATTTCTCATTTGCAAGCCGACCCCGTCAAACTTATTGACTAGGTCCAGCGCTTTCTCTTTTGGTGTCATATTGTTTTTGTTATTGCTTTAAAAATTTCGTAAGCCACCTGCGGCACTATTGCATTTCCGTAGGCTTTTATACTTTCTGCTCTCCACTTAGAAAAGGTAATTCCGTCCAATTCGGAGGAAAGCCCATCATCTCCGCCACAAACGGGGGATTGAGTTGGGAAGTTGTCCCAGTTATTTGCCGCACTCTTTTTGTCATTGAGTCCTGATTTTCCTTGCCTGTTATTTTCTCTCCTTCCTGTGCTTGTGGTGTTGGTAGCATCCCCATTGCCATCGCCCTTGTCAATGTTACGCTGTGCATTGAGCCCTCTTTGACTTGGCTGCTTTTCATTGTTGCCGTTGCGTTTGTTGAATCCATCGCCGTCGGAGTTGGTAGCATCCCGTGAAAATTCATATAATCGAGAATTGAGTTCGGACGATTCTCCCCGTTGTTCCGAGAATAAATGTCCGTTGCGCCGCTTGCTTTCAGTTTCTCCACTCGTTCGGGGTGGTCTCTTTGCACTGCCGTAGGCGTAGGCAGCAGCCCCCTCTTTGCCATCTGTGTCAGTCCCAGTATAAATTTGGGGTTGCCCATCGCTAATTGTTTCTCGTTTCTCGCGTCCACTTTCTCCGGGTCTGCATCGTCTTGCATTGCTGTCGGCGTAGGCAACAAACCAAACTCTTTCTCTTCTGTGTGGCGCGCCGACTGCGCACGCAGGTATAATAACGGGCGCGACTTGATACCCATAACTTTCCAACTCAGCGCACACCTCATCGAATACCAGCCCTCCATTCCAATTAGTGAGGCCGCGAACGTTTTCGCCCACGACGAAACGCGGGGAAACCTCGCGTATTGCTCTAAGCATCTCTGGCCATAAATGGCGCTCATCTTCTTTACCTTTCCGCTTTCCTGCGGAGCTGTAGGGCTGGCAGGGAAATCCACCAGTAATAATGTCAACTGTTCCATAGTATTTAGTAAAATCTGTTTTAGTTATATCTGAGAAACTTTCCGCCTGTGGCCAGTAGTGCTTTAGTACTTTTTGGCCGAACTCGTTCCACTCACAGTGAAATACATTCTCCCACCCCATCCACTCGGCTGCAAGGTCAAAGCCTCCAATGCCTGAAAAAAGTGAACCGTGCCTCATTCTTTTATAGCATAAGTTACTTGGATGTCGTGGGCTTTTTCGCCTAGTATTGTCTGCTTAAACGCCTTGCGCATTTCTTTTACCCAGTTTGCTTGAGGGCTGCCTATTTGTGCAACAAACTGCTGAACCTCTGGGCGCTGAAAACTGCGGTCGGTGTGTTCGATTTCAATTGTGATAATGAATGTTTTCATTTCATACT